TTAAAATCCCGGTTGAAGGAAGGGTTGACGTTGACTTCACCGATGAAGCAAAAGATCTTTTGAAGAAATTTGTTAAGGCAACTGAAAAAGCTTGCAATCAAATTATATGGCATGAAATCAAAAAAGAAGGGCTTCCTCCCCGCCACAAAAAGGGTGAATTTGAGGAGTATCTCATCACGGTTTGCTACGCTGATACGAGAGAAGATCAAGAAAAAGGTGTTTTTTCGGAATCAATAACGACAAGCGGACATTACGATGACGCTTTAGGATGGGTGCGCGACTGGCAAGAATATGTCAGGATTGTAGATTATGAATACGCCGAAGTTACACACTGGGCGGAATTGCCAAAGCCTGCTGTTGGATTTAGTGAGTGATGAATGAGCGATGAACGACCTTGACCGCATCTCCACCCGGCAGCTGAACAGGCTGCGCCGCCGCATTTTGCGGGTCTATGGCACCGCCCGCCGGGAAATGACCGAGCAGCTGACCGAGTTTCTGGAGCATTATCAGAAGCTGGACGCCTACAAGCGGGCGCAGCTGGAAGCTGGGAAGATCACCGAGAGCGACTATCGCACATGGCTGCGCAATCAGGTGTTTCAGTCCGAGATGATGCACCAGAAGCTGGACAACATCACCCAGACGTGCACCACAGCCCAGCAGACGGCGTACAAACTGGCGCGGGATGAACAGTACGATATCTTTGCCCTTGGCGCAAACTGGGCGTTCTACGAACTGGAACAGGCCGCAGGCGTGGCGTTCAACCTGACCTTGTACAACACGGAAGCGGTCAAGCGGCTGCTTTTGGAAAACCCCAAGCTGGTGCCCAATAAGCGCATCAAGAGCGAGAGCAACAAGACCTACGACGCCCGGGTGTTCAACCGGTACGTCATGCAGGGCATCATACAGGGCAAAAGCGTCCATGACATTGCGGTGCAGGCTGTGCAGGGCATGGCAGACACCGAGGTGCACTGGGCGATGAACAACGCCATCACAGCACTGACAGGCGCGCAGAACGCAGGGACAATGCAGCAGTTGCGCAACGCTGAAGCCATCGGCATTGAGGTGCAGAAGCGCTGGAACAGCACTTTGGACTACCGCACCCGCGAGATGCACCGACTGCTGGATCAGGAGACCGCCGACCTAGATAAGCCTTTTAAGGTGCAGGGCTACGAGATACAGTACCCCGGAGACCCAAACGCAGCGCCGGAAATGGTCTATCACTGCCGCTGTAAGGTAACCGGGGCGCTTGTGAAATACCCACGGCAGAACGCCCAGCGGCGAGACAACACGACAAAAGAGGTCACATCTGACCTGACCTATACCGAGTGGTACAAGGCCAAAGGAGGCACGGAAGCCGAACAGATGTGGTGGGCAGAAGAGAGAAAACGGAGAAAGGAGAGCTCCAAAAATGAGTAAAAGAGGTTCGGGTAGCTCTGCGAGAGCAGGGAGCAACTATTCAAAAACGGACTATAACGAAGCGAAAGGGGCTGGATTTTCATCTATCGAAAGTAAGCAGATCGCGCAGGCCGTAAATCTTGTAAGAGAAACAGAAACATACAAAACCTATGCGGAGCAAGCAGAACTGGTTCTAAACAACCCAAACTTCGCTGGTGCAAAGAATTACACGTTTGAAGGGTTAAAAAAGTCTTGGGTTACTACAGATGCGATAGAAAATGAAATCAGTCGTGCGGTCACGTTCCACGGCATTGACACTTACCCAAAACCGGAGTTCACATCAAAACAAACAACTTTTGCAAGGAATATTATTCTTAAAGAACTTGGGATAGATAATCCGAAGCGGAGCCCTGAAAATGTAGAACGAGAAAGAGCGAAAAAGTATTTTCGGGAGCATTACAACCCAAATCGTGAGCAACGTGAAATTACAAGCTCTACCTACAAGCGAGCACAAAAGCGTCTGCAAAAGAAAGTGGATAACTGGTTTAAGCGATAATGGAGGGATGAACCGTGATTCTGCCGATGGAAAACACCGAGAAAATGATTTTTTCGGGCGTGGGCAAGTATGGCATCCCTGAAATCAAGCCAGAAACGGACATCCGCATTGACAAGCTGGAATGGATCCCAGTCAATTATGCGCTGACCGCCAAAGACAAGGCCACAAAAGGCGTGCATTTTTACAAGGACGATTACCAGTTTGAACGGTTCTGGAACAACCCAGACAAATACATTCCCCTTTTGCAGCAGTTCGGCGCGGTATGTTCGCCGGATTTTTCTTTGTACAGTGATATGCCGCTTGCGGTGCAGCTTTTCATGCACTACAAAAAGCACTGGCTGGCCGCATACTGGCAAGCCCACGGAATCCGCGTTATTCCAACGCTCTGCTGGTGCGGAGAGCAAAGCTATGACTGGTGCTTTGACGGAGAGCCCAGAAACGCCATCGTGAGCATTTCGAGCCACGGCACACAGTCTGACCCATACGAAGCAGAATGCTTTGCTAAGCACTGCCGTAAGGCGCTGGAAGTGATTCAACCGAGCGGCATCTTGTGGTATGGCAAATGCCCTGATGAATTTGACTGGAACGTTACCAAAATCAAACCATTTCAATACGAAAGGAGGCACTACCGTGAGTAAACGAGGTTCGGGCAGTTCCGCGAGAGCGGGCGGTGGAACAAATGGAGCAAAAAGTTTGGATAGTACGCTTGTAAGAAGAGCAAATGATTTTTCGTTGTTTGATGCTGGCGACGCAACAAAGCGCGAGTATGAAGCGAACGTGCAGAAAATCCAACAGTCTAATCTTACTCAGCAGGAAAAAGCGGCGGCAGTGGACAAATTGCATGAACTGACAACGGAACAGCTAAAGTCTCAGACGAAGGTTGCAAATCCATATGTTTCCGGCCCTGCAAGATTTAACCAGAATCAGGTGCAAAAGGCAGCGGATAACACGGCACAGAAACGGCAAAATGTCAATTCCTTTATGAAAGATGTGCAGAAAAAGTCAACCGCAAACAAAAAGGCAGCTGAAACAAAGTCGCTTTCTTCCGTTTTGGGTTCTGCAATGGACAGGGGTGCACTTGAAGTGACATTTGATGGAAAAACCTACTATCGCGCAAGAAAAAATTCCAAGACGTGGAGAGTTCGGTAAGCCATGAAATTTAACTACGACATTAAAGTCACCGACAACACCCCGCAGCTGCACGAAGCGCTGGAAGCGTGGGTGGAGCGGGTGCTGACCATCTGGGGCATGAAGGTGCAGGACTATGCGCAGCTGCTTGTGCCCACCGGAACGGCAGACAGCACCGGCATAGAGGGCTATGTTGGTGGTGCTCTGAAAGCATCCCTCACCTACGTTGTATCTGCGGCGCAAAAGACCGTGACCATCGGCTCAAACCTGTTTTACAGTGTATATGTGGAGTTGGGCACCGGTATTTTTGCCGAGAAGGGCAACGGACGCAAAACGCCGTGGGTCTGGCAAGACTTCAACGGCAAATGGCACTTTACCCGGGGCATGAAAGCCCGCCCCTTCCTGCGCCCGGCGGTGGAAGATCATATTAAGGAGCTGCAAGAGATTGCAGTAAGAGAAGCACAGGACGGATAAAACTCAATATCCAGCGGTTTGCGCACAGCGTCAGCCGCTTTTTTATGCCGTTTTCGCACAACTGGCAGTGCTCCCGGCTCATAACCGGGTAGTTGCAGGTTCGAGCCCTGCAAGCGGCACCACACCGGCAGCACGTCCGGCAAAATAACCTGATTGCCAAGCATGGCAGCCCAAGCAAGGGCAGAAAGGACGAACACACATGGCACTCAAAAGAGCAGATATCCGCAAGATTCTGGAAAACGCCGAAACCTCCAACGATGACAAGGCAAAAGCCATTCTGGACGCCTTGCACGAGGAGACCGACGCCCTCCGGGACGAACTGGATACCGAGAAAAACGCCCGCGTTGCAGCGGAAAAGGAACGGGACGCAGCCAACAGCGGTAAGCAGACCGCAGAGCAGGCGCTGACCGACTACAAGACCCAGCAGACTAAGAAGGACGCCCATGCAGCCAAGGAAGCCAAGTTCCGGGAGCAGCTCAAGGCCGCAGGCGTGCTGGAAAAGTACTTTGACCGCATCGTGCGCTTGTCCGGCGAGGACATCGACAAGATGGAACTGGACAGCAAGGGCAACGTGAAGAACGCGGACAAGCTGGCTGAGAGCCTGAAAACCGATTGGAGCGACTATGTGGGCAGCACCACCACCAAGGGCGCACAGGTGGACAACCCGCCCGCAAACACCGGCTCCAAAATGACCAAAGAACAAATCATCAACATCAAAGACGCAACCGAGCGTCAGGCAGCCATCGCGGCAAATCCTGAAGCGTTCGGACTTGCAGCAAAGGAGTAACACATGGCAGCACCCGAAAATCTGACTACCGCATCTCAGATTACCACCACTATCCGCGAAATCGACTTCGTGACCCAGTTCCAGAAGAATTGGGACGCGCTGCGCACCATTCTGGGCATCTCGCGCCCCATCCGCAAGGCACCCGGCACTAGGCTGGTATCCTACAAAGCCACCGTTGACGGCGGCCTGCAGGGCGGCACCGCTGTGGGCGAGGGCGAGGACATCCCCCTGACCAAGACCAAGGTCGAGCCTGTGACCTATGCCGACATCGAACTTGGCAAGTGGGCTAAGGCCGTTTCCATAGAAGCCGTCACCAAGTACGGCGCAGAAGTGGCCGTGGATCGCACCAATATCGCTTTCCGTAACGAGCTTCAGAAGAAGGTTCTGACCGACTTCTACACCTTCCTCAAGACCGGCAAGCTGGTCGGCACGCAGAAGACCTGGCAGCGTGCGCTGGCTATCGCAAAGGGCGCAGTCCTGAAGCGCTTTGCAAACGACAATCTGGACGTGACCGAGGTCGTGGGCTTTGCCAACATCATGGACTTCTACGACTATCTGGGTGACAAGGAAATCACCGTTCAGACCGAGTTTGGTCTGAACTATGTGAAGAACTTCCTCGGCTACAGCACCCTGTTCCTTCTGCCTGACGCTTTCATCGAGCAGAAGAAGGTGATTGCCGTCCCTGTGGAAAACATCGACCTGTACTACGTTGACCCCGCAGACCGCGACTACGCCACCATGGGCGCAAACTACACCGTTTCCGGTGAGACCAATCTGCTGGGCTATCACACCGAGTACAACTACAAGAACGCCACCACCACCAACTACGCCATCATGGGCATGAAGCTGTGGGCAGAGTATCTGGACGGTATCGCGGTCGTGACTGTCGGCGCGTCCAACACCGAGCCTGCCGTTGCGGCGTCTGAACTCGGCGGCTGATACGAAATAAGGAGGTGACCCCGCATGACTGTGCCAGAGCTGTGCGTTTACACGCACAATTTTTTTGACCGGTACGATGACCCCACCGCCGGGGAATTTACCTTTACGGCAGATACTGTCCCCGCTGGAGTGTCCGCCGGGCAGTATTTCCTTGTGTGCGGGTCTATCTTTAACGACGGCGTGCACAAGGCGGGAGACGGAGACCTTACCCCGGAAACCTTCACCGGCACGGTGCAGCCTATGCGCGTCCCTCCTGATTTTGTGGCGCTTGCCCAGAAGATCACCGACTACGATGCAGCCACCCCCGGCGGTGGGCGCTATGTTTCCCAGTCCTTCAACGGCTGGAGCGGCACCATGGCCACCGGCACGGACGGCTTGCCCGCAGACGGCTGCACCCACTACCGCCGGGAAATCAACCAATGGAGGAAACTGTAATGCCTGTAAACGATTTCACTAAATTCACCGTGATGGAGAATTTCACAAAGAAGTTCTGCTTTATGGTCAAAAAGCTGGTATCGGACGGCCTGTTTGGCTCTACTACCACATGGGAGGACGGCATGGAGTTCCTTGCCATCGAACGCCATGACCAGACCATTGAAGCACAGCAGGCAGAGCAGCAGGGCACGGCATCCACCTACTCCCTCTATGTGGATAAGGACATCAAGCTGTCCCCCTTCGACCGCATCAAGCGGCTGGACGATGGGCAGACCTACGAGGTTACCACCGCGAGCAGCGACAAGATTTCCCCCGCCGAAAGCCAGATGAATCTTGCCGTTGTGCAGTGCAAAAAGGTGGTGCTTTCCTGATGGGCGCAGAAGAAGCCATTACCACGGCGCTGAACAGCTTTTTTACGATGTTCGATGTTCCTGTATACCCAGAGGATTCCGTGCCGCCGGGCTCTTCCCTACCCTATATCACGGTGAAGCTGGTCATTCCTAAGGGATTTGACGAGAGCAGCACCTTCCATGCGCGGCTGTGGTATCCGGTAGACGGCGGCAAGCTGCCCCTCATCCGCAAAGCCGATGAAATCCGCGCTGCCATTGGCGATTGGCTTACCATCGAGTGCGAGGGCGGCGCAATTCTTTTGTGTGCGGGCAATCCGTGGGCGCAGCCTATGGGCAACCCGCCGGAAAAATACCTGTGCACATACCTTATTTTTGACGTCACATCCTTTGTGGTGTGAGAAAGGATAACACATGAACAAAATGTATCATGCCATTTCGGCAGATGCTTTCAAAAAGCTTCAGTTTCAGGCCGGTGCACTGCTCAAGAAGTTCGACCCGACGGGCGCTACCCCCATTGCAGCGGAGGATATGATCTGCCTGACTTCCGGCGGTATCACCGTCAGCTGCAAGCCCAACGCCATTGATCTGGGCGATGGTCTGGACGAGGTGCCCGAGAACACTTGGCAGTTGAAGCACATCACCAATTGGGATTGTGGCCTGTCTACCACCTGCATGACCGTGAGCGCCGACACCATCAAGCTGGAGTTGGGCGCTGCAGACGTGGAAACGGAAACCAACAAGATCACCGTGCGTGAGGATTACAAGGATGCGGACTTCCAGGATATCTGGTGGCACGGCAATCTGATTGGCGGCGGCTATGCTGCGGTCAAGCTGATGAAGGCCGTGAGCGATGGCGGCCTTGAACTGAAAACCACCAAGGACGGCAAGGGCAACCTCAACCTGAGCCTGAAGGGCCACTACGACATGACCGACACCAGCAAGGTGCCTATGGAGTTCTACGTCAAGGAGGCAGAGTAATGATCCTTACCATCAATCTTGACCCCGTGGAAGCCCTGCCCAAGCTGTATGACGCGGTGGACGGCATCACCCGCATGATCATGGACGCAAAGGACAACGTGGATAACCCGGAGACCAAAGCCGCCCGGGAGACCATTGTTGCCAACGCCATGAAGCTGCTGGGTGCAGAGCCTTCCGAAACCGCAGAGGGCAAGAAAAAGCTGACCCCGCGCGAGTTTGCGCTGGCTGCGCTGGACTTTATCAAGCCCCTGATGAAGCTTGACCCGCAGCGCACCATGAACGCCCTACACCAGCTGTACACGCTGGAAAAGGGCGAGAAGGACACCCTGCCCAAGGCGTTCACCGCGCTTACCAAGTCCGTGATGCAGGAGGACATGCAGGATTTTTTGTCATCGCTGGCCGACTTGAACGGCCTGAGTTTTGGCACTACCTCTGCCGAGCCGACCTCCAGCATCTCCGCGCCTACGGAATAAAGTATTTCGTCTGGTTCGTCATCAGCGAGATGCGCGAACGCCACCGCACAAAGGCATACCAGCTTTATACGGCTGATATGCTTTTTCTTTGTGCTGTATCGCTGGGGCAGCAGGTGGAGCAGTCCTTCAGCGAGATCATGGCAGAGTACGACAAGCCGCTATCCCAGCGCCGCCACGAGACCACGCTGGAAGAAGCGCAGGCGTGCTGGGAAAAGACGCTTGCAGACAGTAAAAAAGCCGCAGAGCAGAACGGAGGTGGTGAGACCTGAACATTTTCAATTTGATGGCCACTTTGGGGCTTGATACCTCCGAGTATGAGCAGGGCATCGAGCAGGCCCAAAAAGAGACGCAAAGCGCCGCAAACTCGCTGAACCGCAGCGCAAACACCGCCGGGAGCGGCGTTTCAGGCATGGCAAGCCAGTTTGCAGCAGCCAGCGCAAAAGCAACTGTCCTTGCAAATATGCTTACCTCGCTCGGAACAAAGGCGGTAAGCTTTGCAAAGGGCTTTGTGGAGATGGGCATTTCTTATAACGCCCAGATAGAAAAGTACACCACCGGCTTTACCAATATGTTGGGCAGCGCACAGGCCGCGCAGGAAGCCATGCAGGCCATTCAGGAGGACGCAGCCCGCACCCCGTTTGACGTGGCGTCTCTGACGCAGGCAAATCAGCTGCTCATCAGCGCGGGCGAAAACGCCGCGTATTCCCGCAAGGTCATCAATGCACTGGGCGATGCCGTTTCTGCCACTGGCGGCGGTAACGCCGAACTATCCCGCATGGCTGCAAACCTGCAGCAGATCGCAAACGTGGGCAAGGCTGCAACGATAGACATCAAGCAGTTTGCCTATGCGGGCATCAATATCTACCAGATTTTGGCAGACTACACCGGCAAATCGGTGCAGGAAGTCCAGAAGATGACCATCAGCTACGACCTTCTTTCGCAGGCGCTTATAGCCGCCAGCGAGGAGGGCGGGCGTTACTATAACGCCATGGACACCCAGAGCCAGACCATGAACGGGCGTATATCCACCCTGAAGGATAACGTCAGCCAGCTGGCCGGACTTATGACCGGCGACCTTTCCTCCGGCATCGGCGTTGTAATAGGCCACCTGAACGACATGGTTGTCGCAGCACAGGAAGCCTACAAAGAGGACGGCTGGAAGGGTCTCGGGAACGCAATTCTTGAGCTGGATAATCCAATCAGTGCCATCATCAAAAAGTTTGGGCAGCTTGGCAGCGCGGCTGTTAGTGCACTGGATAAGGCAAGCTACTATCTTAACAAGGCACTTGGAAAAAATGCTTACGCAGGGTACGACAACTACGACGACTACAAGTCAGACAAGCAAAAGCAAAGCAACAGGGACCGGCTACGGCAGAATGCTCTTTCCGGCAAAAGCGTAAGCAACAAAAGTTGGTCTGAGCGTCAGGCAGAAGCAGCGGCCGCGAGTGGAAGCGGCGGCAGCTCCATCGTTACAAGTCCTTCCAGTTCCTCCGGCAAGAGCACCGGCGCAAAATCCAAAACCGAAACCGTCATAGCGTCCGTGACGCACACCGCAACCACCACCGCACAGAACGCGCTGGGCGCTGTGACAACGAGCGTTGAGACACTGCAGGAGAAGGTCAAGGACGCAGCGGGCAAAATCAAAGACCGCGTGACCGAGACCACTACCGAGACCGGTAAAGAGATGGTCAACGGCGTTGCTACCACCTATACGCTTGTGACCAAGAAAGTTACGGACACGAACGGCAAGATAAGCACCACGACCAAGAAGGTCTACGCCGATATGTCCAAGACCCTGCTTGGCACCCTGACCACCATTGCGGAAAAGACCTTCAACGGCATCACCACCACCACGCAGCAGGCCGTGGAGACCTACGCGGACGGAAGCCAGCACATCAAGACAACTGCCACCGAGACCGGCGAGCGCATCGTGGACGGCGTGCGGCAGACCTACACCAAGATCATCAGCTACGTTGACGGCGTGCAGGACAAGGTGACAGAGACCGCGCAGAACATCGACAAGAGCATCAAGGCGACCCAAAAGCGCATTGAGGAGAATCTGAGCAAGGCACAGCAGCAGTTCAACAGCGGGATCTTCAAACTGGGTAAAAACCTGTACACCGACCTCAAAAATCAGGACTGGGCGGCGCTTGGTCTGGATATCGTCAACATGATGTGGGGCGAGGTGTCACAGGAGCAGCGCGAAGTCCTGTCTGACTGGGCAAACAAGGCGCTGGAAGCCATCAATGAGGCGTATTCCGGCGGCGGTCTGAGCGAGGCGTTCAACGCTTTTAAGCAGATCATGTCCAACGGCATCAAAGCAGATGCAAACGGCGTCACAACGGACGTTAAGGGCTTGAGCAAAGTGTTTCAGGATCTGGGCATCAATGTTTCCGACGTTGGCAGCAAGATCATGGGCGTGCTGAACACCATTGGCTCCGGCATGGGCAGCTTTGCCCTCAACGCGGGCACGGATATTGCAAACCTTGCCGGGAGCATGGGCAGTCTGGGCACAATCGCAGAGGGCGTAGGCGGGCTGATTGCAAAGGTGGGCAGCCTGATTATCTCGAACCCGGAAGTTGCCGCGATCATCGCCATTGTGGCGGGCGTGGCGGCGCTGGGCGTTGCGATTTTTGCGAAGTTCGGCAAGGGCAAGAGCAGCGGCACTACCAGCACGCAAAAAGCACCATCCTACAAGGACATTCAGGACGCCTACTGGTACGGTAACGAGCGTGCCTTTGCGGGCTACGATTACCGCACCGATCCCTACGTCATGAACCCGGACAACAATGCCATGCTGGCATATCAGTCCAAAATGCAGGCGCAGATGGAGCGGCTCTACGGTGTGGTTGAGAAATATCTGCCGGAAGCCGGAAACAGCGTGATCGCGCTTGACGGCGAGCAGGTAGGACGCATTATCACCCCAAGCGTAAACAGAAGCCTGGGAGACCTTACAGTGCTGAGCGAACGAGGAAACTGATATGTACGAGATCTACGCATACCCCTACGGCAACCCGGATGCAAAGCTGCTGCTTTATCGTCCCAACGACCCGCAGGCGCTGGTGCTGTCCCCCAAGCTGACCCGCGAGGTCAGCAAGGGCGGCAGCCTTGTTTTTACCATGACGCGGGATCATGCACAGTACGATATGCTGCAAAAGCTGAGCACGGTAGTGCAGGTGCGGCGGGATGGCAAAGAAATCTGGCGTGGACGGGTACTGAAGCATGAAGCCGATTTTTACAACCGGCGGGTGGTGTACTGCGAGGGTGCGCTGAGCTATTTCAACGATAGCAGTATCACCCCCTTTAACTACAAGGGCACGCTGCGCCAGTTTTTGCAGCACCTGATCGACGCACACAACGATCAGGTGAAAAGCAAGATGAAATGCTTCCAGCTTGGCACCGTGACGGCGGCGCTGGGCAACCTTGTGGTGCAGTTCGGCGATGCCGACCAATACGGCGTTGGCGAGGACTACGGCAAAGTGTGGGACATTCTGGACAAGCTGGTGCTCAAGGTGTTCGGCGGTTACTTCTACTGCGGCTTTGACGCGGCTACCGGCTACAACGTGCTGAACTATTGCGATCAGGCAGTGGAAGCCAAGCGGCAGACCGCCCAGAAAATCGAGTACGGACGCAATCTGCTCAACCTGAGCGAAACCACAGACGCCACCGACCTTTATACCCGCATCTATCCTATCGGCAACAAGCACACAGTGGACACCTCCAAGTGGTACTACAAGCTCATGTGGTGGCGGGACCCCTCCAAGGATAAGCACGAAGAGCGTTGGGGCATCATGGAAGCAGATGCCGCTACCGTTGCGCAGTATCTGCCTGCATCGGGCTACTCTTACAACTTGGAAGAGGGCTGGATCCAGAACGACACCGCGGTGCAGAAGTTTGGCATCATTACCCGCATCGTGGAACTTGACACCGACAGCGCAAACGACACCTTTGCAGCCGGTGTGCAGGCATTGCAGCAGAACTACGCTATGAAGACCAGCTACGTCATCCGGGCGGTGGATCTCGTAGACGCAGGCTACGATACAGACCGGCTGGATTTTTCCATGTACTCCCATATTATCAGCAAGCCGCACAGTGTGGATGCCGTCATGCTCTGTACCAAGCTGGTGGAACCGCTGGAAAAGCCTGCGCAGAAAGAGTTCACATTTGGCATGACCCGCCGCACCCTGACAGACCGTCAGGTGGCCAATATGGGCACGACAAATCTGCTGGTGGAAAGCGCTTACACCTCCGAAAAATACCATCAGGATATGCTGAAACGGCTGTTTGCCGCCTCCGAACAGGCAAAAAAGGATTCCGATGAAGCCGCCAAGACCGCCACAAACTTTTTGGAGTACACCCCGCAAAACGGCCTCATTGTCCGGCACGATTCTCTGCCCGGCAAGCAAGTGCAGATCCTGAACGATGGCATCCGGGTCATGGATGGCAGCAGCATGGTCAATATCCAGGCCAACGCCATCTCCATCACGGACGGCATGGGCAGCTGTTCCATCAATAGCGGTTCAATTATTTTCAACGGCATTCGCAACAGTAAAATTTTTGAATGGCCTTATCAAAAGGATTCTCATGGCAACCGAATAGGAGAATTTACTGCACAAACAACAAAAATCGACCTTTCTTCCTACTCGTCTGTAATGCTGGTCTATGACACGCATAAAGGCGGAACATGGTTTGCAAGTGGAGGCAGTGCTGGTAGACTTACGGTCATTCTTCCTGTTAATGGGCAAACGTACTCTTATGCTTATCCGTGGAATACCGTCCATTGGAGAACCGTCAAAGTGAGCGACACGGGAATAACGTTTGGTAGCGGAAACGAAAGAACATCCGACTATAAAAATAACGTTATAACTGGCGTGATACATTTGGAAGTTCCTATTGCTGATGGTGTTACGAAAAACGATGAGGTTTGCCGCCCGTTGGAACTATACGGTTTTATGTGAGGAGAACTATGAAACACTTTAAATTCAAGTGTAAGGTCTGCTCTGATGGGCGGCTGTATGCAGGCGGCTGGTGCCACGAAAGCGTCATTCCGAACCCGCTGCCGCCCGACGAGATCCTTCTGGACGATCTGTCCGGTATCACGCATGGGTTCTACACAGATTATCTCTGGGACGGCGAAAATCTGATCTATCATCCGCCTGAACCATCTGCTGAGCCTGCCCCGGCAGTACAGACTTCCGATGACGGAACCGAGGTGACCTACACATGAGAGACTATGCCGCACTGGAAGCGCTCGCCGCCCAAAACCCCCGCATGAACGATATGCGCATCACAACGCCAAAGGGCACACTCTCCATGCGTTCGGACTTTGGGCTGTGGCTCAAGCGCGGCTCTCCGCAGATCGGCAAGCCCGAAACCGATTCTATGCTTGTTGAGGTGCCCGGCGCAGATTTTCTGCTGGATCTGACCCGCTCGGTGGATGGCAGCGTACACTACAAAAAGCGGAATATCTCGATGGATTTTGTCTGCGACCGGCCTAAAACACAATGGGCATATATCCGGTCTAGACTGGAAGCGTTGCTGCAGGGGCAGTGGCTGCACTTCTATTTTGTCCGGGACGGCGAGGTCTGGGCTGGGCAGCTGGACGTAGAGATGACCCCCGGCGAGTACAAGACTTCCGTGAAAATCACAGCAACCTGTGACCCATGGCCAAAGGAGCGCTACTTTGTTTTGGGCGTTTCCAAGCTTGGCACAGACAAGATTGCATAAGGAGGCAGTATGGGCTATCAAAAACAGAATTTTGTAGACTGTCAGGTTCTGAACAGCGCGCAGCTGAACCACATCGAGGACGGCATTGTGGATTTGGAGAGCAATTCAAACACTACGCTTGCTGGCAAAGCAGATAAATCAGAAGTGCAAGCGAACGCGAAAAGCATTTCCGATGAAACCACCCGCGCCAAGGGCGAGGAGCAGCGCTTGGACACCGCCATCACCGCCGAAACCACCCGCGCGGAACAGGCAGAGCAAGCGCTAGATACGCGCACCGCAGCCCTCGAATCCTGCGGATTTGTCGTGGTTGACGGCAAAGTCTGCATGAAATATGTTAAATCCTGAAAGGAGCAAAACACATGGCTGAAACTATGGTAACCGATCCGGTCTATCTGGATCAGACCGCAAAAGACAACGGCAGAAAGCTTGACCAGATGACCGCCGCCCTGCTGGGTATGTCCAGCTCGCTGGGCGTGATCGCGCGGGCACAGACCGGCGTGGTGGAGGAGATGGACTATAACGGCATCAAGGCCGTGGTGGCTGCCGGTAACGCACCGGCGGTTTTTCCGGTCGGCACCCAGCTGGTGAACACCTACACCGCAAAGGACGGCAAAGTCTACGACTGCCCGTGGGACGTGGTAAAGACGGACGATATCGCCGAGGGTGAGACCGGCACCACCGCACCCGCAATGGTACTGCAGATGCACTACGCGTCTCTGGAAGATATCCAGTTTTCTGCATATCAGGCCTTCTACGTTGTGCCGGAGGCCGGTCTGGTGGCTGGCACCTACAACATCATTTTTGATTTTACCTATGGCACAAACGTCCTAAACGGCGGTGCCTATAATTTTACCTTGACCAAAAATGCCCCCGCAGGTGCACGCATGACCGGCTTCTATAACGCACCGGACGTTGCACCTGCCAATTGGAAGGTTTACGTCTACAAGGATCAGTATAAGTCCGAGCTGCTGGAGACCTGCAACGTCTCTGCTGGCGTCGATGGCATAAATCTTGGTTCCTTCCTTGCAAAGCCCAACGGCAAACTGAACGGCTTGCATTCGGTTGCCTACGGCGATAACCGGTGGTATAAGTCCGCATACCGCCAGTACCTCAACAGCGATGCACCCGCTGGTGCGTGGTGGCAGCCGCAAGATGAATGGGACATGAAGCCCGATCAGGCGGACACCGTGCCCGGCTTCCTTGCTGGCTTCTCGGATGACTTCAAGAACGCGCTGACCCGCGTGAAGGTCGTGACCTACGGCAACACCGTCACCGATGACGGCAGCGCTGTGGTGACCTATGACAAAATCTTCCTGCCCTCGCTGGAGGAGATCTACTGTTCTCCGCAGGTCAGTGGCGAGGGTACATACTGGCCGTACTGGAAGGAGCGCACCGGCGCAAAGACCCCGCAGGCTCTGTGGCAGACCTACCCGCTGCGTATCACCCGCGACCTTGCACAGCGCACTGTGGGCCGCAGTGTGCGGCTGCGCTCTGCGTATCGTGGCTACGGCAGCAATGCCTTCGGCGTGCACTCCAGCGGCAGCGTCACCTACTGGAGCGCGGTCGGCGCGAATCGCTGCGCCCCGGCTTGCAAAATGACCAATCTTGTTAAATAATCACCGGGCAATCCCTTGCCCGGTGAGAAAGTGAGTGCTATCCCATGGCAATGCGCAAAGACCAGATACCGGACAATAAATTCACGCTGCCGCTTGACGCGCGTGAGCTGGCACTGTATACCAGACAGATCACCAAAAACGCGAAAGTGTTTGACCTCGAAATTGACGCAAGCCTTCCCGGTCAACTGCGCGCTATGGCAGACCGGATATTTTTTGATATCTTCGGAGCAAACGACCTCCGGCTGGACAAGCCGAACGAAAGAGAGGAGCGCTTTAAGCTTCAAAGGCACGCCGTCCGGCTGTGCACCGTCCTTTTGGCGGAGATAGACATGGCAAAAGCCAGCTACCACCTTTCTGGCAAACGGTGCTCTTTCTGGGGCAACACTGTGCGCGATATCCGGCAGCGTTGCCGGGACTGGCACGAGAGTGATGCAAAGCGTGCAAAAGCGCTTTGACATAAAAATGGCTGTAGGCTAATGGGCCGCAATGTGCGGCTGCGCTCTGCGAATCGTGGCAACGGCAACAATGCCTTCAACGTGAACTCCAGCGGCAACGTCACCAACTGGAACGCGATCAACGCGAATCGCTGCGCCCCGGATTGGACGGCAGCACGCCCACAAAAGCCCCTGCATAGCAGAGGCCGGGCAAAAACTGCCGTGCAAGGAGCCGAGTGCCATGTCTGTCCTCTGGCAGACGAACAATATCAGCCGGACGTGGCCACCCTGCGGGGTGTTGACCGCTATCACCCGGCAGATCCTTGCGAGGAGAGCTGAAAAAATCAGTGCAAGAAGAAGAAATAATAATCGGGTTCGATGCCCTGTATAATTCCGAGGGCAAGTGCGCCAAAGGCGTGTGCCGCAAGGCAAGCGTTGGACGGTTTCACCTGTTTCGGATGGACGAGATCCTGAAACTCCAAAAGGAGCTCGCGACAGGTACATACAAGGCACGGCCAACAATCAAAGTTAGAATCACCTATCCCAAGCCCCGCACAGCGGTTGCGAACGGCTTTCGGGATAGGGTATACCAGCGCTCTCTCAACGACAATGCTGTTTATCCAGCAATGACACGGAGTTTCATCCGGCAAAATGCGGCCTGTCAGACCGGCAAAGGTACGGACTGGGCGCGTGAGCAGGTCAAGCTCATGATGGAGCGCGAATACCGGCAGCACGGCGCTGATGGCTATGTGCTGTTGGTAGATATCCGGCACTATTACGACACGATGCCCCATGACGTGGCAAACCGCTGCTTTGAGCGGCATCTGCCGCCAAGTGTGCATAACCGCGTGCGTGAGGTGCTGGATCGTCAATATACCGGCGAGGCCGGTTATAATCCGGGCAGCCAGATGGTGCAGCTTGCCGGGATCTCGGTGCCCGACCCCATAGATCACTACATCAAGGAGCGCCTGCGGGCGAAAAAGTACGTCCGTTTTATGGATGATAGCCTCATCATCCACCACGACAAGGCGCAGCTTGAGGAGTGGCGGGAGGCGATCCGCGCCCGGTACGCTGCCGATGGCATGGAGCTGCACCCGACCAAGACCAAGATCGTCAGACTAAAGGATGGATTCCGTTTTCTAGGTTTCATCTACCGCCTGACCCCGGCGGGCAAGGTCGTTATGACCGTTGACCCGCAGAACGTCAAGGCCGAGCGCAAGCGCCTGTTTCGGCTTGCCCAGCTCATCAAGGCAGGAGAGAAACCGGCATCTGCCCTGTATGAGCAGTATGGATCATGGAAAGCCCATGCCGCTAAAGGCAACTCGCAGCAGCTGCTGCAGCGCATGGATCAATACGTTAAAACTCTGCTGGAGGGGATAACGACATGAAAATTGTTCGCAACACTGGCGGCATCAAGACCGCCGCCGAAAACGAGAACCGGGACGCCGCCATTGCAAACGCTGCGTCTATGATCGACTACCTGTGTATTTTGGAAGGCGTTCCGACCGAGGACGACACCACCGCAACCGCCGAGGGAGGTCTGGACAATGAGTAAGAAAAAGCACAGCCCCGCATTTAACACCGCCGTCAAGGAGTACAACGCAGGCCGTTGGAGCAAAGCCATGCTGCAGATGCTGGTAGCCCGCGACCGCCTGACCGCAGCGGAGTACGAAGAAATTACCGGCGAAAAGTATTAAGGAGCAGAGTATGAGACCTATCATGGACGTTTCCCGCTGGCAGGGTAACATCAACTGGGACAATGTCAAGGCAAGCGGCCTTGTCTCCGGCGTGATGCTGCGGGCGCTGGGAAACAGCGCGAAAGACGCGCCCAGCAAGCCGTACATCGACCCCACCTTTGAGCGCAACTACGCCGAGTGCCAGCGGCTGGGCATCCCCTGTGGCGTGTACTACTACTGCAAGGCGGTCAACACGGCAGAAGCTGACGCAGAACTTGCCCTGCTGCGCAAGGTGCTTACCGGAAAGACAGTGCAGCTGCCCGTTGCGGTGGACATTGAGGATACCTATGTGCAAGCACCGCTCGACAAGCAGACCCTGACGGACATTGCCGCCCATGCGCTGGGCACGGTTGAGCGCTGGGGCTTTTATGTCATGCTGTACACCGGGCTGTACTTTGGCCGTGAGAACCTGTACATGGGCGGGGCTGCGCTGAAGCCTTACGACGTTTGGCTGGCAGCCTACCGCAGCAAAAAGCCTGAACCGGGCTGGCCGTTCGGCTTGTGGCAGTACACCAGCAATGGCAAGATTCCCGGTGTTGTGGACGCGATACCGGGCAAAATTTCCGGCGTGGACTTGTCGGTACCCTACAAGGACTACGCTAAAATCATCGCAAAGAAGGGTCTGACCCGTCTCCGGGAGGGCAAATGACCGAAAAAGAAGCTTTACTGTGGGTGCTGGGCATCTTGGGCAGCCTGTGCGCCGCTGCGATTACGATCGACAAGGTGCTGGAAATCATCCATAAGTACATCAAGAAGGCACAGGAGCCGGACAACGCGCAGAACAAGCGGCTAGATGAGCTGGACAAGCGCGTCGGCACCTTGGAACAGGGGCAGCTCCAACACACGCAGGCTCTTGCTCGAGACCTGCGCCGCTTTGAAGGAATTGACGAAGTAAGCCGTCTTACCCTCGACGGGGTGCGCAACCTTCTGGATGCGCAGCTGTCCGGCAACAACCGTGATGGAATGCAGAAGAGCCGCACCGAAATCGACAACTATCTTTTGAAAGGAGTAACCAATCATGGAAACCATCCTTAACACTATTCTCACCCCCCTGCCCGCGTGGCTGGCGCTGGTTCTCATCGTTGTGGGCGCTGTGTCGCTTGCACTGGGACTTATCCGTCTGGGCTACGGCGCGGCGGTCAGGACGCTGGTGCTTGACCTCATCGACCAGGCAGAGCGTGAAATTCAGGGCACCAAGCGCGGCGCAGAGCGTAAGGCGTGGTGCGTTAAGATGCTGCGCCACTATCTGAACAACAGCAAATGGGGCAGGCTTGTCTCGTGGGCAATCACTGAAGAGACCATGAGCAAGGTAATTCAGTTTTTCTTTGACCGCATGAAAGCGGCACTGCAAAAGCAGTAAGGAGGATATCATGGCAAGCACTACATACGAGCATTTTGTTGACACCAACAAAATGTACGCCATACAAGAGCAATTTCGTGACATCACGAAAATGGTCTGCGCACGTTTTCGTGGCCTCACGAAAACATACCATCTCGGCAATGTCAACAAACTGGTGACATTTTGTCACCGTTTCGCCAGCATTGGCAAAATGGTGCGCAACGCAGGACAGTTGCCGCAGCCCTTCTGGCTCGGTGCTGCCTGTGGCGGCGGCTCGTGTGGTGCTGCCCGCTGCGCTGCAAGGGCTTGACCGACAGCAGATGACCGCCGCCATCAAAAACGCACCGCTTGGGAGGGTAGACCGTAAGATAGCCTTACTGCGGTACGTTGAGCGGCTTCCGTTGCCGGACATTGCAGCACAGATGCATTACAGTCGGACGGCAATAGGCTACCGTCTGAAAGGCATTGAAAAAATGCTAGATGTGTGATATACTAACCTTGTCTAGGGATTAGTTTTGAGCTTTTGCTCTGACAATTCAAAAGCGGCAGGCTTTCTGGCTTGCCGCTTTTCTTTTTGCACGATTTGTGGTAAAATAACATCAACAAATCCACCCAGCCTATCGGAGAAGCGCAAGAGGGTGGATATCTGAACCCGTCAAGCCTCTCAACGATGCGTATCATGGCGGGTCTTTTTTTGTTTTATTCGCACTAGTTTTGTCGAAACTCTTGTCTTGCAAGTCAAAACATGATATTTTATTTTTGCTTCCAATGTGAAGCCCTTAACAGTTAAGCGCTCATGCGGATTTTTCCGTGTGGGCGCTTTTCTTTTTTTGTCCTTCGTTGTGCCTTCGTTGTCTCTCCCGGTGTGGCATTCTGGTACGATAAACGCAAAAGGAGGGGCGCTCATGTGGCACAAGTTCAACCCAAACCCGCGCGGCAGCAGCGTCGGTGACTGTGCAGTGCGAGCCGTTGCAGCTGCCACCGGGCAAAGCTGGGAGCAGGCATACATAGGGCTTGCCATGATGGGCTACGCACTGGGTGACATGCCAAGCGCCAACCGGACATGGGGCGCGTACCTCCAAAAGCGCGGATTTAAGCGCTGCCTTGTCGAGGCAGACTGCTCCACCTGCTACACCGTGGAGGATTTTGCAAGGGAGTACCCGCGCGGGATCTACGTTCTGGGCTGCTCTGGCCACGTTCTGGCTGTGGTCAATGGCGAGTGGTTAGACAGCTGGGACAGCGGCGCAGAGTGCCCGATTTATTACTGGTACAAGGAGGACTAAGCGATGCCATACATTCCATACGGATACCAGCCCGGCTATTATGGGCAGGCAATGCCGGATCAGCTTGCACAGCTGCGGCAGAACGCCTACCAGCAGCCCATGATGGGGCAAGCGGCGCAGCAGACGCAGGGCACACCGTCCATCATTTGGGTGCAAGGCGAGGAGGGCGCAAAAGCATACATGGTTGCCGCAGGAAACAGCGTGCTCCTGATGGACAGCGAAAACAGCGCGTTTTACATCAAAAGCACCGATGCAAGCGGTATGCCGCTTCCCCTCCGGGTGTTTGACTACAAGGAGCGCACCACAGCCGCAAAAACGCCGCCACAAACGGCGCAGCAGGCCGGCGGGGAGTTTGTCACCCGGGCAGAGTTTAACGCGCTGGCAGCCCGCTGTGCGGCACTTGAAAAGCAAGAGCCTGCAAAGCCTGAAACGGAGGTCAAATAAGTATGGCGAATCCTCTTTTTAATGCACTAGGCGGCGGTATGCCCGCCATGCCAAACCCTATGGGTCAGTTTGGCCAGATGATGCAGCAGTTCCAGCAGTTCCGTGCAAACTTTCAAGGAGACCCGAAAGCAGAGGTGCAAAAGCTGCTGCAATCCGGCAAAATGTCACAAAACCAGCTGAACCAGCTGCAGGCGATGGCGCAGCAGTTTCAGCAGTTCCTTCCCCATTAAACTTCTTTCCAGACAAAGCCTTTACAAGACTTAATCCTACCTTTTGCGCAGTTGATGATTGTACAAGGCTTACATCCGTAAGCTCTGGCAGCTTCGGAATACCCACTCCACACCTTCATAAAGTCACCAGATTTTGTGTATTGGGCAACCGGTTTGCTCAATGGGTTCAAAGACCCAGTTCTACCGCGCATATTAGAATCGGCACGAAGCCCTGTTGCAATTGCGTGTTGTGTATTCCCCTTTCGAGAAATCCATTCGAGATTTTCAACAAAATTATTGCTCTTGTTTCCGTCAATATGATTTACACAAGGCAGATTTTCTGGATTTGGAAGAAATGCACTTGCAACAAGAACGTGAACGGACTTGTTTTTCTTTCCCGATTTATTGCAGAACATTACCGTTTTGTATCCGCTTTTATGGCTTTTGAGAACAAGATTCTTAGATTTTCCGGTGTGGTTATAATTCATGCTTTTTACGTTTCCACAATCGCTCACTTCATATAATCCTTCGTATTCAGGAACAGGTAACCAATTCTCCATAAAAACCTCCGTATAGCATGGTGGATTTATCTGTTTCTATTATACCACAAAAATACAATATCTGCGCAGATTTGTATAAAAAATTTTGAAAGGAGCTTACTATGAGCTTATCTACCGATTCTCCTATGATGACTATGCCGGTTCAGCCTGCAAATACCTGTTCTAATGGTGGTTTTGGCTGGGGTGACGGCGGCTTGCTCTGGATCATCATCTTGTTCCTGTTCGCCTTCTGCGGCGGCTGGGGCGGCAACTGGGGCGGCAATGGCAACACCGGTGCCGGTGTCGTTGACGGCTACGTCCTGACCTCCGATTTTGCCAACATCGAGCGCAAGATGGATGGTATCAACAACGGCATGTGTGATGGCTTCTACCAGCAGGCGCAGCTTGTCAACGGCGTGCAGCAAACCGTGAACAACGGCTTTATGTCCGCAGAGATCAGCCGCGCAAACCAGCAGGCGGCGTTTATGCAGCAGCTGTTTGCCATGCAGATGCAGCAGCAGGAGTGCTGCTGCGAGAACCGCTCTGCCATTCAGGGCGTCAACTACAATCTGGCCACCCAGTCCTGCGAGACCCGGAACACGGTGCAGAACACCACCCGGGACATCATCGACAACCAGAACCAGAACGCCCGCGCCATCCTTGACGCACTGACTGCACAGCGCATCGAGGCAAAGGACGCAAAGATCGCCGAGCAGGGGCAGCAGCTGTTCGCAGCACAGCTGGCGGCATCTCAGGCAGCCCAGAACGAAACGCTCAAGGCCTACATGAGCGGTCAGCTGGCCTACTACAACCCGCGTCCTGTGCCCGCATTCCCTGTCCCCGCACCCTACCAGTACGGTAACTGCGGCACCGGTTGCGGTTGCAACGGTTGCGCCTAACCGAATAACGGCAACTTCCGAGGATTTCTCGGATGTTCAGCCCCAGAGCTGATTTTGCAAACCAGAGCGCCGGGGCAGTAGTCCCGGCGTTTCTATTACGAAAGGAGCCGATAAAATGGCTGAATTTACCTCTACCACGATTCAGACCGTGGCAGCCGGTCAGAATCTCCCCTTGACCGAAACCGCTATCAAGGGGTCAAACTGCATCAACCACCGAGCAGGTGCTGGTAATGTGACGCTGCGTGGACTTACGAACCAGTGCAAGGCACTGTTCAAAGTGAGTTTTGGCGGCAACATCGCCATCCCTACCGGAGGCACTGTGGGCGCAATCTCTGTGGCGTTGGCTGTCGGCGGCGAGGCGCTCAACAGCGCAACCGCAATCGTCACCCCGGCGGCAGTGGATCAGTACAGCAACGTCTTTACGGCGGTGTTCGTGGAAGTCCACCGGGGCTGCTGCGTTACTGTGGCGCTCAAAAACACTAGCACGCAGGCAATCAGCATTGCAAACAGCAATCTGATCGTTGAGCGGGTAGCATAAGAAAGGAGATAAAGTCATGCTGGATAAATTGAATCATCTGAAAGATGAGATGTGCGAAGAGCTCATGGAGCTGACCGACAAAAAGAATCGATCCCCTGGCGATGTTGAGATGATCGGCGAGATCGTGGATATCATTCTGGACATCCACCGCATCAAGGATTATTGCGAGGGTGGCGAGTACAGCCGTGCGGGCGAGTGGGAAGCTGACATGCGCGGATCCTTCAGCCGCGACGCCGGAAACGGTTACAACCGGGGCAACAGCTACGCCAACCGCGGTCGGCATTATGTTCGCGGTCACTACTCACGCGGCGATGGCCGTGAGCGCATGATCTCCGACATCGAGGACATGATGCAGGAAGCCACCGGTGCAGAGCGTGACGCATACAAGCGAGCCGCTGACATCTTGCGCAACGCATAAGAAAGGGGGCGGCAGGCATGGATATCGTGGAGATCAACGAACACATCCGCAAACTGAAATGCGAAGAAACGAACTGGCAGAGCGTGGAAAAGCTTGCCGCCCTCTGCACTGTGCGGGACGAGCTGGAAGAAGCACACGCACCTGAAACGCAGACCCAGGCATTGCCGCCCGCGACTTATGCGGCGGCGTACTCCACAGCAGCGGAACCACAAAGCGACTTTGTGGCGGCTGCCAGCTCTGTTCCTTTCGGCGGTCTGATGCAGGTGCTCGACAGACACATGAACGCAATAAAGCTGGTGTACCCGAAAGAGTATGAGCTAGTAATGCGGAAGATTGTCTCTTTGTCTGAGTGACGATGCCCAATAGGCTGAAGGCACAGGGAAAGTAAGTCGCCCGGCCAAAAAAAGCCATACATAGCAGCAGCCCCGGGAAGCCTGACGGTTCCTCGGGGCTGTTTTTGCGTTTATAAAGCTGTTTTTCAGCGGTGTGTTACCAAAAATGTTACCATGATAAAGAAAAGAACGTCAATTCTCAGCGAAATGACGTTCTTTTTACATGGTGGAGGCGATGGGAGTCGAACAATTAAAAATGATGGATTGTCGTCAAAAATTCATCTGGGATGCACGAAAGGACGAAGGAATAATACGGATTTGTTGGGTTATGCCCTATTCGTTTTTTGACATTTAGAAAAAAGAGTGTTACCAAATGTGTTACCAGAATCACCCTTGAGCCTTCCTGAATGCAGCGGTCGTTGCAGCCGCCAAATCTTCTCGCTGGCCCTGCAATTCATGATGGTACACGCCGGAAGTGTCCATGTTCTTGCTGTGACCAACCAGCATTTTTAGCTGGCTGTCAGTCAGGACGCTTGATTCAACGCTGACAAAGGTGTGCCGTAGCTCGTAAAGTGAGACTTTCGGCTCAAGCCCGTTTGCTTCCTGATACGATTCCCAGCGGCGATAGAGCGCATGCTCTGACGGAATCTGAAACAGCGGCGTATTGTATTGTAGCAGTATGCCTTGAGCCTTTAGGAGCTGTACCTGCGCCTCATAAGCATCCCGTGCTTCCTTGCCCATGTCAAAAGAGCGGATGGCGTTTTCATTCTTTCCGGTGGTCTGCTCCCGGTGCACGTTGATGCTGCGCCGAAGGCTGACCGTGTTCCCCTTGATGTCACCATACCAGAGACCAATCAGCTCCCCGGGGCGCAGGCCGGTCGCAACTGCAAATCGGTAGGCGTAGATATATTCATCAAATACCAGTTTTCCATAGTAGGTGCGGGTGTCTACGCTAAACAGAACCTTCAGGGCGGTGGGCTGCAAGATCGTGCGTTTCCCCATCCTGGCATTCTTCGGAATAGCCAGGTCGGGGTGGAGCGTGGTGTACCGGTTTTTCCTGCACCACTTGACAAAGGCGGTTTCCGCAGCCCGGATCGTCATAAGCGTCTTTCGGCTCAACGGCTGGTTTGAGATGGGCTTGCGCTGGTTCTTTTTCTGAGACCGCTTTCGGAACGAAACGTCAATGGCCTTTTGAAGATCGCCCTCGGTTAACTCGTCAATGCGGATATTCCCACAGGTCGGCAGGATGTAGCAGTCTCCGTAACGCTGGCATTGTGTCACATAGGACGTCCCGCAAGTCAGCTTCAGCTCTTCCACCCACTCTGAATAAAGGACGCTGACCTTCTTTTTCCCGTCACGGATGCTATCATCAAGCCATGCATCCGCTTTTGCGTTTGCTTCACGCTGGCCGGTGCGGCCCGGCGTGCTGCTGTAAAACCGCTTGCGGGTGCCGTTCTTCTGAACCGCGATGCACCAGCGCTTTTCCTTTTCCACCCAAAATGCCGTGTTGACCCGTTTTTTCATAAAATCCACCTCCATACACAAGGGTACACTGTGCCGCTGCCCTTTGGGCGGCGGCGCTTTTTTCTTTGCTGCGGGGCGGCTTCCGGCTGCTTCTTCCCGCACCACGGACAAAAAGAAGCACCATCCGGGATCTCTTTCCTGCAGCATGGTCTCACGCATTTCATGGCTTACTCATTTTTCTGCCCGATATATCCGAATGCGCCATTTTCAGCAGCGGCTCTTCCGGCCTTGTAGTTGATCTTCAGGTCGTCAATGGGAGGCTGCGGAGCGTCCGGGCATGGGTCAAGGCCCGCGATCTGCGCATAGGTATACTGGTCTATGATGGTCCCGCACACGCTTGCCCTGTTGTTGAGCGGGCAGTGCAAGTTTGCAGCTATCTCCGATATGACAGCAGGCGGGCTGCTGCCGTGACTGCCTTTCAGTATGAAGAGGAGTAGCCTTTTCGTCAGCGGCGGCAGATTTACCACGAGACGGAGCAACTCCGCGTTTAGCTCATCGTCGGCCTTGCCGTCATCCGGCACTTTGTACAGATCCGGGTGGGGCATCTCCATGAATACCGTGATGGGCGACACCCCACACGCCGTGCA